GCCTGCGCAGGTGCGGTTGCAGGTGATAGTGGGTACGCGCAATCGGTTGGCCAGTTCGGCGTTGTGGGATGGCCAGTGGGAGCGGGCGGTGCTGTTGTTGGTCAAGCATGGGTTGGTGGACAAGTCGACGATTGCGGTGCCGCCCAAGAAGAACGCGAGCTACATTTCCCCGCCCCGGTTGAGTGGGAACGTGCGTAATCCGAAATCAGACTGGAAGATTGTGAAATGACTACATACAAGATGGTGGAAGTGCAGGTGGACCTGTCGGATTTTGAGACGGAGGCGTTGCTGCAGGAGTTGGTGGACCGAGCGCATTCCGAGGAGTCTGCTCCGAACGTGCGCAGCTGGTTGCTGGAGATGTTGTCCCCGGAGCTCGAACCGTTGCTGGTGGACTTGTACGAGGGGTTGCGCAGGGCGAGGACCACGGAGTCGCAGGACCCGATGGTGGCCAAGTTGTTTGACATCACGCTGGGGAGAATACTGTGAGGGAGGCTGCGCGGCGCGTGATTGAAGCGATGCGGCAGGTGCGCCATCTGAACAAGGAGATCACCACGCACAACATTGCTGGGGTATTGGGGATCAAGGTGCAGACGGTGGGAGCGCAGTTGCAAAAGATGGTGAAGGAGGGGTTGATCAGGCGGCATGGGATGGTGTTGCAGTTCGACGGTAACAACCGGGCGAAGAACATGCTGTGGCGGATCAATACATTGTACGTACGCAAATTGGAGAAGCAAGACGATGAGCAGCGAGAGCAGGGAAAAGCCGTTAACGAAGCGGGCAAAGCGGCTGCCCGGGCAACCGGCGCGGTGTTCGCACTGCAAGGTGCTAAAGGGCCCGGAGAACTTTTGGACGAACCGGTACGGGACGCTGAACAGTTGGTGCAGGGATTGCCACAGGGGCGCGTCAAGAAAGCACTGGCGCGAGTACTACATGACAACCAAGCCGAGGCTGGACGATAAGTTGTCAACCGTGTCGGATAAGTTGTCAACCGTGTCGGATAAGTTGTCAAAAAAGGAGAAATAACATGATTCCGTCGATGGTGTTTTTTGGTGGGCTGTTCATGATCCTCGCTGCGTTCATCGTGTTCGTGATGTTTGCGGACCCCATCAACGACAAGCGCTTGTGGTTAGAGGATGTGTGTGCAGCGGTGATGATGATGGGTTTTGGTATCACGGTGATTGGTGTGCTGTTGTTGATTGGTAGGTGGCTGGCATGAACGACATACCGGCATTCCCAAGACCGCACAGTGGGGAAAAACAGTACGCACAAGAAGGCATGACGCTGCGTGACTATTTTGCAGCCAAAGCTATGCAATCGATGATTATTAACCTAAACCTGCGACCGAACACTCACAGTGTTGAAATCGTTGGCATGGATATTGGAGCAATTAGCTATTGGATAGCAGACGCGATGATGAAAGCGAGGGAGGCATGGGCATGATCTATAAAATTTACACAGAATCTTCTGGTGCTGGAGGCGGGGGCGGAGAAGACATGAGTCAAGTATCAGAAAATGAGGTGATGATTGCGTACCTTATGCTCAAGGTGAAGCAGCGTGATTGGCACGGCGTGGCTGATGCTGCGATGGATATCAGAGAGATGGAAGCGAGGGAGAAGAACAATGGCTAAGTTGCCCTACACATTTACGATATGCCCACCGAACGAAGCGCCGAAACAAATTACAGCAAGCAGCCCAATGCTAGGTCGCATGTTGCGGTGGACTAACGACTTGACGATTGATCAGAGGGCATATGTATATCCGGTGCATTCGGATGACATAGAAGGAAAACTGAGAGCAATGCTTGACCGTGCGAAGGAGAAGAAAGCATGAATAACGAAAACATCATTGCTTTACCCGCATCTGTAAATTTCACGCCAGAGCAAGCGTTGCTGTCGATGCTTGAATTCTGTCGAGCAGACAATCTGTCGGATGTCATGGTGATCGGGTATGACGCAGACGGTGTGCTGATTATTCGGTCATCAAAAATGACTCGCGCAGAAGGTTTGTTTATGACTGAAAAAGCAAAAGAGTGGACGATGCACGGAGGATTGCACAATGCCTGACATCACAATGTGCCCCGGTGCTGGCTGCCATAAGCGCGACACCTGCTACCGCCACACGGCTACACCGAACCGGCCGTATCAAGTCCGGCAGCAGTTCGGCCCTGAGGATTGCGACCATTACTGGCCGATTGACGGTCGGCGCGGCGAGGAAGGTAAGTGGGAGCAGGAGCTGTTCCGCGATCCGATGACCGGGACAGTGCTGTGAAGGCCCTTGCGGTTGTGCTCCTGCTGTCCTGTTCCTCGGTCCACGCTGCGGGCTCGTTCTACACCGGAAATAAATTGTTGCAGCTGTTGCAGAGTGACAATTATCAGGAGCGTGGTGTGGCGATGGGTTACGTGGCGGGTGCGATTGACTGTGGCCGTGCCCGAAGCGCGGCACCACGCTATGACCGCCTACGGGTGGAGAAAGAGGCAAATTATGCAATGGGTGCCAAACGAGAAGAAAGAACAGCCGGAGCAAGAGCCGGTGGCGATTCATCAATTCCGCAGCCTTCATTGTGCAGACTGGTATGACGGTATTCCTGATCATCACGATGGACACGGGCCGTATGAAGTTCGCACTCTCTACACCACACCACCACAGCGCGAATGGGTTGGGCTGACGGATGCGGAAATAAAGTCAGAAGCAAAGTATTTTTGTCATGGCTGGTATTCGCAAAACCCTGAACGATTGGTTTTGCTTGTAAAAACAATTCAAGCCAAACTGCGGGAGAAGAACACATGATTAAGTGGGATAAACCTTGTTACAAATGTCGTTCGCATTTTTGTGATTTGTCTTGCAAAGAACCAAAACATTTACAAGCACCACAACGCACATGGGTTGGGCTGACGGAGGAAGAGCGTGACCATTTTGAAGGTCTGCATCTTTATGCAGGACGAAATCAGGTAGAAGCTTGGATTGAAGGTGTACCTTCTTTCATTGATGCCATCGAAGCAAAATTAAAGGAGAAGAACACATGAAAGAAGAATGGCTATTTCCATACGCAATTGTGCCGGTGGATGTTGAAACAACGGCGGCGCTTGTGGCTGAGATACACCGGCTGATTGGAGTCGTTGGCGGCATGGCCTTGGCACAACCGGAGCAAGAGCCTGTGGCGTGGTTAGAGTCAGAACCAAGCACAAAGAATTGGCCGCTGCGTAACTTGTTTGCCAACTCTTGGAGCAATTCTTATTCGTCGCGCTGGCATGTTGGGTCAAAAAAGCCGGACGCGCCGCTAGGAAACCGTCTCACGCCTCTTTACCTCGCACCACCGCAGCGCGAATGGGTTGGGCTGACGGAGGAGGAATACAAAAACATTAGATACGGCTCTGATGAGAGCGGTGAACTCTATGTAAGCTACACATCATATGACGAGGGCGATGGGTATGAGGAGGTCGAAATCTATGTAGACGATTTTGCCAAAGCCATCGAAGCCAAGCTGCGGGAGAAGAACGGTGAGTAAAGACGAAGCATTGAAGCTGGCGCTTGAGGCGTTGGAAACTGTGGTCGTTGATGTGAAAACAACCCCAACAGCATACGAAGTGCAACGACAAGCCATCACCGCCATTCACGAAGCCTTGGCACAGCCGGAGCAGGAGCCGGTGGCTATGCGCTATGACTTTGATGGATATGGATGGCTATACATTGACAACGGTAGCGGCAGCAATTGGAGAGAAAAAATTAAAAATGCTGAACCCCTCTACACCGCCCCACCACAGCCCAAGCCGGAGCAAAAGCCGGTGGCGTGGCGCAACGCAGCCATCCGTGTTGGCGAAGACCTATGTTCTGTTGGCCCGTTTGGGTATTACGACATGACTGCAAAACAATGGCTTGATTGGGCTTTGAGCGTTGTCACAGTTCATGCTCCCCCACCACAGCGCAAGCCGCTGCCACCACAATCGCCCTGCGAGATGACGCAAGCCGAAGGCAAGATGTTCAAACTCGGATGGCTCGAATGCGAAGCCGCCCACGGTATCAAGGGGGAATGATGCTAGTCCAACTAATCAAACCTGACCCAGTGCTGCTGGAGGACCCTGTGCGTCCGGGAATTTGGCCGGAGGAGCGGTTGGCACTTTGCACACGGGGTGTGTGGATGTGGATCGAAGACAAGCAGCTGGCAGCGATTCTGTGCGTAGCGTTCAAAGACACGATACCCACCACCGAAGCTGAACTGCTGGCTGACCCGACGAAAGTCACATTTGACAACGCCGTCTTGTACAGCATTTGGTCATACAAAAAAGGTGCGGGCAGCACACTGGTGCGTGAGTATCTTGAAATGACTCGGTTTGAAGGATCGCCCATCAAGCGCATCGTCACCATGATACAGGCTCAACTAACAAGTGGAGTTCGGGCTGTGCCCGATTTCATAGTGGAAAAATTTACCAAGTTGATTGTGAAGGAATGTATAGAGCAGATAAGAGGAGAATACCTACCCGTGATGGAATCAAAAGAAATGATGAACATCCCTCATTGGGAGGGGTACACACAATGCGGCGTCGATAGTGTGATTGCAATTAGAGAACATTTCGGAATTGAAAATGAATACTGAACGAATTCGTGAACTGGCTGAACAGGCTGGTATATCTTTGAGTCAGAAAGACTACAGTTATTACTGGGTAGAATCAGCAGAAGATATAGAAAAGTTCGCCGAGTTGATTGCCGCAGAGGAACGCGAGGCGTGTGCAAAGATGTGTGAAGAACATCCCGATGGATTAAATATGCTTGGTGGTGCATTTGTGACTTGCGCCGCCGCTATCCGAGCAAGGGGGAATGAATGAGGCACGAAAACATTAACTGGACAAGGCGGTATGTAGAAGTCGGTCAACCGGTAGCAGTATACCCGCTTGAACATCGTGGCAAACCTTTTGTTGGAATTGTTGAAAAGGTAAAAAAAAACCAGTTTGGAAGGGTGTCTTATGTAGTAAACGGGATGAATGTTATTACAGAGGAATTATTCCCGTCTAAAAAGCAACAGAAATTAAAAGTGCCTTACTTCAAGCCAAGGAGTAAGAAATTAGTAGGGCAGGTTATCCGAGCAAGGGGGAATGATGCGGTGGATATCAAATAGATATCTCAGAAATGAGATACGGTTGAGATACGTCAAGCAAGCGTATTGTCGAGGGTTTCAAATGGGGGTGGCTGCAACGGCCACCGTTTTTTCTGTAGTGATTGTTTTGGGATGGGTATTGTTATGAGCATCAAAGATTACGGCGAGAGCATCATCAAGATTCAAAAGTTGCAGCGCGAGGCCCACGATGCGTTAGTCGCGCGTGATTGGGCACGGGCGTGTGATTTGGCAGATGAGATTGTCCTCGCTGCGCGGTCCATCAAACTGTATTGTCTGAACGAAATGGAGAAAGCATGACACAGCAACTGAAGAGATTCATCGCAGCGCAGTGGTTGGAGCAGCAGGCGAATGCGATGCCGAGTGACAAGGCGCGGGAGAAGTGGCAGCTGGAGTTTGCAGTGGCGTTGCTGCGTGAGGAGCATGTTGATCCGTTGGCGGACCTGAAGGAGAAGTACGCCAAGCAGGGGTTGCTGCTGCGCTTTGATGAGGAGGGTGTGGCGCACATTGGACCGAAGGACCCGAGCCATGAGTAAAGCCAACGCGGTACAGGTAGGCGGCACGCACTACAAGAGCAAGGCCATCCAGCCGTGGGACTACATCACTTCTAACGATCTGGGGTACCTTGAAGGCAACATCGTCAAGTACGTCTCCCGGTGGCAGGACAAGGGTGGGCTGTCTGATCTGGACAAGGCCAAGCACTACTTGGAAAAGTTGATTGAGGTGGAAACGGACAAGGCAATTTGCAGGGAGTCCGATCGCCTCATGGAAGTTGTTGAGGGGATGGTCAATGGCAAGTCGAAGAGAAAACCCGGGTCCTTCGGTCCAATTTAAAAGGAGAATGAACATGGCAGGCAAACGTAAGGGCGTCAATCGCCAAATCTATGAGCTGCTGGTGCGTTTCCCGCACCTGTCTCGGACAACCGTACTAAACAAGCTGACTTTAGGCGATGAACACAGCGTGACGGTGTATCGCATTCGCAGTGAAATCAAAAAACAGCAACAGCGCGAGATCGACATGCAGGTGAAGGAGGCAGTCGAAGAGGCCGACAAGCGCAAGAGCGAGAAAATGGCGAAGAAGCTGCGTCAGGCGATCGAGGAAGGTGATGCGGACGCAGTGCGCAGTCACATCGACTTCCTAATTAATCGGCTCGACAGCGGCGAGGCCAGCAAAGACACGCTGCAAAAGGTTTTCACGCTGTTTCAGGAGGACCTTGTGCTGAAGGAGCGGGCCTACAACATGCTGTCCAAGCACCACGATGCGTGTCTTGCCCGGATCGCGGACCTCGAGCGCCAAAACGACATCATGTTCGGCTGGGGCTACTTTTGGAAATGGCTCGCGCGCCGCGTTAAGTCACGCGCGCTTTGGCAATAACGCTACGCCGCTTCACCCCAGCTGGGTCCGATTTCAACATCCACCCGGCTGGGCACTTCCAGTTTCACTGCGCTGGCCATGATCCGCGCAGCTTCAACCGCCTCTTCCCTGTTGTTGACCGATAGCGCGACTTCGTCGTGCACCTGCAGCGCGCAGGTGAATCCGGCCTCTGCCAGCGCCACCATGGCCGCCTTGGTCTGGTCTGCGGCACTGCCCTGAATCAAGCGATTCAGGCCCTTGTAGGTCCCAGCGCGCTTGATCCGATGTCCGTATTCAATGATGGCCTGTTCGCGCGGCAGCGCCTTGTGTACGCCCCACTGGGTGGGTTCCCACAGGGGGAATCGGCAACGGCGGCCAAGCAGGGTGCGGATCGCGCCACCGGAGGCGGCGTGTTCGATGCGGCGCATGACGGCTTCGATCGTACCTTTGAGGAATGGGACCTTGCTGTGGAAGGTGCTGATCAGGTCGGAGGCTTCGTCCTGTGACAGGCCCAGTTCCCCGGCCAGCTTGGCTTTGCCCATGCCGTAGGTCAGGCCGAGGCCGATGGTTTTGGCCGGTTTGCGGGCGATTCCGGCCATGTCCGCCACCATCTGGT